TTGCGGGGCCCCGAATTAAAAAAATCTGTATTGTTTAGAACAGTGCCCTCTTGAAAACCAGCAGCCGGTATCGGCGGAGATTAAAACGCTGGAAGCAGTAACGGTTGGAATAATAGCAAAGTTGGATGAAAAAGACATCGAAGAGATGCGCAGAGAGCTTCTGGAGATAGCTGAAGATGGGAAAATATCTCCGGATGAAGAAGATGATTTTACGGCTGTATCAAAAGAACTGGACAAGTTGGCAGTATCTATCAGCGAATTACGGCTGATAAAGGAGAAGCTGATAAAGAAAGGTGGCGATGCTCGTGGATGTTGAGAAAACAAAAGAGTATCTGAAAACCGAGTTTGGTATTGAGACAGTTGAGGAGTTAGAAGAGGCTTGCGAAAAAACAAGCGATATAGACATTGGATTATTCGTAACGCCGATATTTTGGAAAGAAAGGAGAGTGGCACAGTGAGAAGACGAAAGAAGAAACGAATCATGATAGGCGAGAAGGTTATAGGAACTGGCTTTTTTCTGGTCCTCTTCATGGGTTCGGCGCTGGATGGTCCGGAATGGAAGATTCCTTTGGTTGGAGCGATTATCGGCATGGTAATTATGAAAATAGGAGTAGTTATAGCAAGAATGGAGGGATCGGAATATGTGTAGTCTTTGTTTGAAGACACCTTGCGATAGCAGATGTCCGAATGCACCAGAACCGAAACCGGTTGTGAAGTGCAAGGAGTGCGGCGTAGGGATATTTGAAGGCGAAAGGTTTTATGACAGTGAAAAAGGACCGATATGCGAGGATTGCATGGATGATATGACGGTATCAGAAATGCTGGAACTGTTTGGAGAGAAATTTACAATAGCGGAGATGGTATAGATGGAATTGAATGAGAAAGGGCTTCCATTTTTCCCAGAACTGAGATTTGAGGATAAGCGCCATATTTATACATTGGGAGGGCAGCTTCTTCCGAGTGTTACAACAGTGATGAAACCGCTAGACGAAGCGTTGTACCGTGGGATAGACGAAAGTGTTATGCAGATGGCGGCGGAAAGAGGAACAGCGATACATAATGCGGCTGAAAATTTTGCCCTGTACGGCATAGAGGATATTGAACCGAGATACGCAGGATATTTTGAAGCATTTCTGAAGTTTTGGGAAGAGCAATCTCCGGAGCCGTTGGCAACGGAAAGTAGAGTGTATCACAAATTTTTACGGTATGCAGGAACGGCAGACTTGCCATGCGTGATTGATGGCAAAAAGGTACTGATAGATTACAAAACATCAGCAACAGTAAATCGGATGTTGACCGGAGTGCAACTGGAAGCCTATGCGAGAGCGTATGAGAGTCACGGATTTAGATTTGATGAAAAGGCTATCGTACATCTAAAGAGCGATGGTTCCTACCAGATGGTAAGATACAAAGCCAATGACATAGAGAGTTGGCAGGTATTTTCTTCCTTGATGGTAGTTTGGAATCATATACAAAAATACAAATAGGAGGTCATGCGAAGATGGCGAATAAAGCAAAGTTATTGATTATTGCGGATGAAAAAGGTATGAGAGCAGAAATTGAAGGTACACCTTCGGATGTTATGTGCTTGGTAAAAGCAGCATTGGAAAAAGGAAATGCTACATTGCAGAAGTGTCCCTGTATAAGCAAAGAGGATGCCGATGATCTGATTGACGAAGTGATCGAAGATTATCAGACTGAAACTAAGATGGGTACGGAAGCGGCGATTTTGAGAAGAATTGCAAAGATGGCAAAGTTTTTATAGGAGGATTTTATGAGCAAGGAAGTTACGGAAGCAGTAGTAGCGAAGATAGAAAAGCCGGCAGAGCTAGTGAAGGAGCAGGAACTTCAGCAGAGTAATAGCCTGGTTGAGAGACGAGCCAAAGAATTGAAAATCTTAACCAATGAGGATTATGAAAAAGCAGCTGAATTTGGGCAGAAAATTAAGATTCAGGCAAAAGTAGTCACAGATTTTTTTAAGCCAATGAAGGATAGCGCTTACAAGGCACATAAAGCGGTATGTGACAGAGAAAAAGAGATGCTGAAACCACTTCAGGAGGCGGAAAGAATCTTGAAAAGAAATATTGCCGAATACCAGAAAGAGCAGGAAAGAAAAAAGAGAGAGCTTGAAGAACGGATGCGGTTAGAGGCTGAAGCGGAAAGAGATAAGAAGCTGAGTGAAGCAGCGGCTGCCGAGGAAGCTGGTAATCTTGTGGAGGCAGAAATGGCTCTTGCAGAAGCACAGATGGTTGAAACGGTAGCCGCCAGCACAACGGTTGTAATGAATACACCAAAGACAAAGGGGATCGGGACAGCTAAAGATTGGGAAATTGAATCAATAGATCGTGAAAAGGTTCCGGTTGTATTTTCTGGAGTGGAAATTAGACCGGTTGATGAAAAAGCAATCATGCGGCTTATTAGAGCGACAAAGGGAAGTATTCAGATTCCGGGAATCAAGTATAAAGAAACAGTAAAAGTGAGTATCAGGAGGTAAGCAAGATGGCAGAGAATATGTTGAGTGTTGTTAAGTATGATGCTGGTGGCGTAGAAATAAAACTGGAGCCGGAAACAGTCAAGAATTATTTGGTAAGAGGTAATGGTAAAGTAACCGATCAGGAAGTCCTGTTCTTTATCCGGACTTGTCAGGCGCAGAAGTTAAATCCGCTGGTATACGGAGAAGTGTATCTGATTAAGTTCGGAAATGAACCGGCGCAGCTGGTTATTGGAAAAGAAACCTATATGAAGAGGGCGTTTAAGAATCCGAATTACAATGGTATGAAATCAGGAATCGTTGTTCAGCGTGGCGAGGAAATCATACAGAAAGAAGGGACTTGTCTCTATCCATCAGAAACGCTCCTGGGCGGCTGGTGCAGAGTTTACCATGAACTGAACAACAAGGAAACGGAAACTTTCAAAGAGGTATCGCTTCAGGAGTACCAGAAGTTCAAAGATGGAAAGCCTATGGCGAATTGGGGAAGTAAACCATGCACCATGATTGAAAAAGTAGCAGTTTCTCAGGCGGTAAGAGCAGCGTTCCCTGATGATTACCAGGGATTATACACGGCGGAAGAATTTGGCTACACAGATCGGGATGCGGAGAAAGGACAGGTTCTTGATACCGGCGCAACAGGATCAGCCGGAACTGTATGTGACGAGGTGGTTTACATCTCCCAGGAACAGAGGCAGGAGTTTTTTGACCTTGCTACTGGATTCTACGGAAAGAAGAAAGGCAATGCAGTTGTAAAGTACATTTGCAACAATATGGGGCTGGATTCAACTACGAACATGACAGTAGAACAGTTTGAGGAAGCAATGGCTGTTCTGAAAAATGGAATTGAAGCGGACAAGAAAAATGCGGCTCAGGAAGAAGAGCATTCTGAAGATGTAGAATCAGAAAATGAGTAGTTCTAAATGGCGGTGGAAACATTTCTACCGCCATCAAAAAGGTGGTGATGGTATTGGCATGGATTAGCGTACATGACCATGTGGTAGGAGGAAAGCTCCGAGAATTGGCAAAAGATATTGGATGTTCGCAGAAAGAAGCTCTCGGAATCCTTGTTTCTCTGTGGTTATGGGGACTGAATAATGCGGACCAGACCGGGAAACTTCGTAGTTGTGATAGAAGCGATGTAGCAGAAGCGGTTTTCTCGAACGGATTGAGTGAAGGGCTGGATAAAATGGGGATCGTAGAAAGCCTTATTTCACAGCACTGGATTGATGAAAATGAAGAAGGGGATTTATACCTACACGATTGGGATACATGGCAGGAGCAGTGGTATAAGTTTCTGAAAAATAAGGAGTACGATGCAGAGCGAAAACGGGCTGAGAGAGCCAGGAAAAAAGCTGAGATCATGAAAAACGAACAGATTGAAGAAAGCTCCGAAAACAATCCGAAGGATAATCCTACGGACAGTCCACCGGACGCTCCTATGGACAGTCCGCCGGATGTGAAGAAAAAACCAAAAAAGACAGCGAAAAAGAAAGTTGAGAAAAAGCAATATGCAGAGTATGTTTCACTGAAAGAAGAAGAGTATAGCAAGCTGGTATACGGTTATGGAGAAAAGGCTACCGAGAAATTTATCGAAGTGCTGAATCTTTACAAAGGATCTACCGGAAAGACATACAAGAGTGACTACATGACAATTCTGAACTGGGTAATAGATAAGGTCAATGAGAAATATCCGGGATTGATACAGCGTCCAGCTCCGGAGGGAGTGTCAAAAGAAATCCAGGGAGAGAAATCGCCGGAAGATAATCCATTCGGGCAGTGGAAGGAGTAGATGAAAAGTGATAGGAGAAGTTACAAAAAAAGTGCTTGCCAGTATTGCAGATTCGGCAGATTCGCTGCCCGATGATTACATCGGGAGCGATGGCCTTCTTTATTGTGGGCGGTGCAATACCAGAAAAGAGCGAGAAATCATTTGGTTTGACAATAAACCGAAGAAAGTGCCAGTAATGTGCAAATGCAGAGCTGAGGAAGAGAGATTGAAAAAAGAACAGATGCAGAAGGAGGAAGAAATGCGGAGTATCCAGAGGGCTAAAATTAGTAGCATGATGGATGATACTTTTAGAACGGCTTGCTTTGCAAATTATCAGATCAGGAACGGGAACGAAAGACATCTGAAGGTGGCAAAAAAATACTGTATTGAATTTAGCAAAATGTACGAGCGAAATCAGGGGTTGCTCTTTTGGGGAACGGTTGGAACCGGGAAAAGCTATACCGCAGCTTGCATTGCAAATTATCTTCTGGAAGCAAATACATCAGTTGTGATGACATCGTTTGTTCGGATATTGCAGGAAATGCAGGGGTTTGATAGGGAGAGAGAAGAGACATTTACCAATAAGCTGAATAGCGTGAAGTTACTGATTATTGATGACCTGGGGGCTGAAAGAAGTACAGATTATGCTCTGGAGAAGGTGTATGGAATCATTGATAACAGATACAGAGCCAAGAAACCGCTGATTCTCACAACGAATCTGACTTTGCGGCAGATGCAGGAAGCTACTGATATTCGATACGCCAGAATATATGACAGAATATTTGAAATGTGCTACCCTATGGAGTTTTCCGGAGTGTCATGGAGAAAAAGAGAGGCAGCTCAGAGGTACGAGGAAACAAGAAAAATACTGGAGGGATAACATGGATGTAAAAAGTGTTGGACAGAACATAAAAGAGATTCGTGAAAAAAAGAAAATAACACAGAAAAGACTGGCAGAATTGTCCGGGCGTGGAGAAAGCGCCATAAGCAATTATGAGAGTGGTGCGACTGATATTCCATGCTCGGCGCTGCTGGATATAGCCAGAGCGTTAAATTGCCAGCCAGAGGAATTTTTCGGAGTAACACATGATGGATTTAATCCTATTGCAGAATTAAGGATTTATACCCAGGAAGACAGGCAGATGGTATCTGGAATCTTGGTAAAGAATGGGTATACAGTCCGGCAGATTAAGGTTCCGAGAGAGAAAGGAAAAAGCAACTATCTCTGCCTTCAGGCTAAGTTGGAGGAATCCAGCCTAGAGAGTCAGTAGGAGGTGCGGCGATGGTTAAGTTTACTGTATATGGAGAACCGAAGGCGAAAGGAAGACCGAGAGTATCCGTAAGAAAATCTGCTGACGGAGAAAAGACCTTTGCCAGAGCTTACACACCAAAGAATACAGTGATGTATGAGAATCAGGTAAAAGCAGAATACGGAGTTCAGTGTGATAACTTCCGTTTTCCAGATGAAGCGATGTTGGATGTTCGGATCTTCGCCTTTTATGGGATTCCCAAAAGCGTTTCAAAGAAAAAACGGCAGGAAATGATAGAGGGGAAGATCAGACCGGTAAAGAAACCAGATTTTGATAATATCGCAAAGGTTATATGCGATAGCCTCAATGGTATTGCATATAGAGATGATGCAATGATTGTGGACGGTATGTTCCGGAAATATTATTCGGAGCAGCCAAGAGTAGAAGTGAAGATTATGCAGATCGGAGGAGAACATGACACCTAATGAAGAACTGTTGATTGAAGCATTTATGAGACATTGTTTTTCTTGTCCGCTGGATGATAATGCTGAAATTGATTTTGAAAGAGAGTGCGTAGGTTATAGAGAACCTGGATGCAAAGAATGTATTCTGAAACATATAGAAAATTTGAGATAGGAGAGTGAGCGATATGGAGGATTACAAGGAGTTACGAATTGAGGCAGATACTTTTGACAAGCTGAGAAGAGATGCTGACATTGTATTGCAGAGGGCGCTTGGAACCATGAAAGAGAAAGAAAGCATGGATGGAAAGGTAACAATCACGATTGATATTAAGCTGGTTCCGGAATTTATACCGAACTATGATCCGGCTATTCAGGGAGAAACCAGAAAGATTCTGAAACCAAAATTCGACCACAAGGTTACATCCGCCATTAACATAAAGAATGAGGAAAAAGGAAGCGTAAACCCGGAGATGGCGATGGTATGGGATGAAGATAAGCAGGAATATGTTTTGACTTATGTAAACAATACCTCTCAGCGGAGCATCTTTGATACGGATTTCCAGGAGGCTATGAACCGAGAAGAAGAACCGGGAGTTCCATTGTTGGAGGGAGATGTGATAGATGAAGGAGCGCTTCCGGGACCGGTAGATGGAGAAGCAAGGATTGAGGATTTCCATGAAGAAGACGAGGATGACGGATATGGATATGAGGATGTAGTGTAAGGAAAAGGCGGTTGAGCTATCGGGCTGGACCGCCAGAAAAAGGAGGTTTTATATGCGGCTTACAGAGCTTTTTAAGAACATACTCAATAAATTTATCCGTAGGAATCCTAAAAAAGAACCAGAGGGCATCCAGATAGCCACAGAGCCTATTGCTGAACCAGAAGAAGTTCAGAAGACAGTGCAATCTGATTACGATAGGCAGCAAAAGCTAATCAGAAGATACCGAGCATACGCATTCCACCATAAGAAAAAGCGCATCCGGAAAAAGTACATGAAAAAACTGTTAGAGGCATCGCCGATAGACCGTTTCACTTTTCTTATCCGAAACGGAGGGGTTACGCTTGAGGCTATGACAAAGAATGTAAGTGACTGGATGAAAATAACAGGAGAAGAGTATATGCCGAAGAAGGATTTACTGTATGGAACGGCAGGCAGCCATAAGTTAGATCATCCGGACAGCAAAATGAAAGGAGGAGTTCAATGAAGAACAGGATGCAGAGTTTTGTGAATAGAGGGAACAACCTGATCGAGAAGGGGAAAACAGAGGCAGCTATCAAAATGCTCCTTCAGGGGTTCGACTATTATTCCAAAAGAATTGTAAATGCGATACAGCCATATGCTACATCGGATGCGGGTATGTTGGTAATTGTGCTTCGCTATTTGGCAGATCAGATTGAACAGAAAAACCAGGGAGCAAAGGAATTTGCAGAAGAAATGTCGAAGATTCTGGTGTTCCCGGAACTGGAGGAGATTGAAAAGATAGAGAAGCCAAACCGTCATTGAGAGGGATGTAGATGTATGAGTACGCAGGCATAACAGGTTACAAGCCGGACCGGGATGGTACTCATTTGAAGATATTTATACCGGACCGGCATCTGGAAGAAGCAATAGTAAAGAAACGGATTAAAGATTGCATGATCTGGCTGGATGATGGAAGGCATATCAGCGCAGAGCAGAGAAAAAAAGCATACGCCACAATCCGGGATATTGCAGATTTTACCGGGTATGCACCGGAGGAAATGAAGGAGAGGCTGAAGCTGGAACACATTATCCGGACTGACTGCAAAGAGTTTTCTCTTTCAGACTGCACAATGGACACAGCCAGGGAGTTTATCAATACTATGTTGGACCTGGCACTTGAAATGGGTATTCCGCTGATGGATTTCGGGAGCAACCGGACGGATGACATAGATCATTACCTATGGGCTTGCTTGAAGAATCGAAGATGTGCTATTTGCGGAAGATATGGGGAAATTCATCATGTAGACAGCATCGGGATGGGGAATGATCGGGAAAAGGTGGATGACTCTAACCATCGGAAGATATGTTTGTGCAGAATCCATCATACAGAGGCGCATACCATAGGGATGGCTAAATTTGAAGAGATGTATAGGGTGTATGGAATAAAGTTTAAGGAGGAAATTGACGATGAAAGGAAAAATGACAGTATATGAAATGATTCAGGAACTGGCACAGTACCCAGCGGATCAGTTGCTTGAAGTGAATGTTTATGCTGATGGATTCGGAGTTGAGGCTGAAGCACAGGAAGAAGCAGAAGAAGGGGACTATATTGATGCGAAGGTGTGCATTGATGAAGACATTCAGGAAATGTCAGTCGAAGAATACAAAAAGATCAACGGTCAGAGAGTAGTCAGAATCAATGTGGATTTGGAGTAGTATATGTGGAAGATTAAAGCATACACACCGGTTCCCGAAGGGGAAAGAACTTGCGAAAAAAGAATGAAGGCAAGAACCCGCTGGGGAGCTGTTTTGAAAATTCTATATGCAAAGATTTTATACGATTATGTAGAAGTGGAGGAGGTGAGGAACAGTGAGAGCTGATAATCCATTTGGGAATTGTAGAAATTGCGGGGACCGGATTTTATGGATTCGGACAGCAGCCGGAAAGAATATGCCGGTAAATCCAGAATTGATAAGCTATCGTGCGGTTCCGGGAGGAAAAGAGAGAATTGTTACGCAGGACGGAAGGGTAATTGCCGGAGAGAAATGCAGTCCGGAGGTTGCTGACGGAATCGGGTATATCTCTCATTTTACAACTTGCGGAAAGTGAGGAGAAAATACATGAAGGTTGTAAGGAAAAAAATCTTGCCGGAATATTTTCAGGCGGTAAGAGCAAGAGAAAAGAATTTTGAAATTCGGTTAGATGAAGATGATATTCAGGTGGGAGATTTGCTGATTTTAGAGGAATGGGACGGAACATACACCGGGAATGGAGTCCGAAGATATGTCAAATATGTTCTGCGCGAAGCTGCTGAATTGGGGTTGATGCCGGGATATTGTATCATAGGATGGTAAAAATCAATTAAAAAAGGACAGCCCATCAGTAAGGCCATCCTCAATGTGTCTCGCAAACATATTGTAGCAGAAGTGCAGGAAAAAGGCAATCAGCGAAAAGGAGGATTTTACCGATGGGAAAGAATGGCGGAAGACAAACACTGAGTAAGGAAATGCTGGAAGCGATTGCGGAGAAGGCGGCGGAGATCGCTGCGGCGGTGGCAACAAATACTTACCAGCAGAAAGTGAAGGAAGAAGAGAAAGCGAAGTTCGATAAGAGATACAAAAATACGAAGCTCCTTCTGGAACATTATCGGGATTTCTCAGATTATGGGGAGAGGGCGATATATAGAATCTATGAGGAGTTGGACGAGGACATTGTAGACATCATCGAACTTATGGAGGGAAGAAGGTCGGATAGTGACGGAAGAATAGAAAGCATAGAGAGAGGGGTAATGAGGACCAAAGTAATCATGAACCATGTGAACACCATGCTGGAAGTATACAGAAAAAGCTGCGAACAGTCTCCGTACAATGAGGAGAAGCGCCGGTGGAGGGTAATTGAGGGATTGTACCTGAATAAAGTGCCGAAATCAGTGCAGGAAATTGCAGAAGAAGAATTTGTAAACGAGCGCACCGTATACAAGGACATTAAAGCAGCTTGCAAGCGTTTGACGGCTCTTATCTTTGGAATTGATGGCTTTGAACGGTAGAATGGAACCACGGGACAACCACAAGGGCAAAACGAGGGCATTGACAGTTCAACTTACCGTATGGTAAGATGTAACCCGTGAACAACTCATATGTCACTCCTTAAAAATAAGGGACTTTCGATTGACACCAGACAGTAAAGGACTAGAATGAAGATAAGGCAACTTACCAAAAAGTAATTTACAGAGGTGATAGAAATGATTCGGAAGAGTGACATTGTGAGAAGTCTGGTTGCAGAACATCAGTACAAGAAAGCACTGAGGATTGCAAAAGACTTCCGGCTTGGTATCACACCAGAGCAGTCATTGCGAATGAAAAAAGCGTATGAGTGCATGGTGCATGAAAGGTTCTACTTATCCCTGGGTGAAGACACGAAGGCAAGAATTGCTGAAGGAATTGAAACATTAGTCGGCATCTATGGAAGGGAGAATGATAAGAATGCCAAAGTTGTATACCAGCAGATTTAGTAACAAGGAGTTGGAAACGGGGAAATATACGGTAGTCGGAGTTGTCCGAAGTATGCCGAGGTTCCCAGTGAAGTATAGGATTTCCGGTGACATCATACAGATAGCGCCGCCAGGATACCTCTGGAATGAAAATGATAGAGCAAGATTCAGAGAACCGTACTTCAGACATTTAGAAAAAAGTGGATACCCAGTCATCGGGGCTATCATTCAGTCGTATCTGGATGAAGGAAAGGATGTAGTGCTTTGCTGCTATGAAGATGTCCGGAAACCTGGTGAATGGTGTCATAGATTAGTCTTTGCTGAATGGTGGTACGAAAAGACGGGACAGAAGATAGAAGAGCTTCCAGATCCGTCACCGGATCCAGGAGAAAAGCAAAGGAAGAAAGAGGAACAGAAGCGGAGAGAAGAAGAGTCCGGATATGAACAGTTATCGTTCATGAGCGATTTGTACCGCACAGTTTATCCTCATTACAATACCTAACCGCTGATAGCTTAGTGTTAAAGCACCCGGCTCTTTACCGGGAGGACGCAGTGTTTGATTCCTGCTCGGCGGACCAAAAACAATGCCTCACTCAGAAATGGGTGGGGCTTTTCTTATGACTTGGATTTGTGCAATGTGACAATAGATGTCTCTCCGATCACGGGGAATATAAAATTACCGATTGGTAAGTATGCACAATAAAGTTGTGAAAGTGTAAAGCGGTTGGCTTATGCAACGGCTTTTTCTTATGCCTGGGATGTTTTACAGTGGAATCCAGAGGCTTTACAGTTCCGGGCAATAAAATATACAGAAAAGAAGGAGGGAAAGGAAATGGCGATGTTTCAGAATCCTGGGGCATTCTTCCTGGGAACACTGGTTCCATCGGAACAAAAGTTCCTGAAGGTGCTTTTGGAAAATGCCAGAAAGAACGGGTACACAAAGTTCGTAGAGCCGTGTGCTGGTGCATTTGCAATGTCACATCTGGCAGTTCAGTCCGGGTTCAAACCGAGTGAGGTTGAGTCTTCAGATGTTTCTATGTTCACATCAATCATGGGATATGCAGTAACGGGTAAGCCATTGGACGAGTTAGAGATTCATGCCAAAGGATTCAGCGATGAAGAATTGCTGGATCCGGCGGTGGCAATGTATGCGTGGAAGTATCTCAGTACAGTAAAGAACGCTGGTAAAGAGTATTTCTATAATTTCATGTTAGACTTGGCAAGCCGGAGGGAGGAACACATTAGAAATATCCGGGAGCAGCTGGAACGAGCAAAAGGAATCCTGAATGGAATGAACTACCGGGCGCTGGATATGTGGAAGCATATGGACGAGGTTCTGAATAATGAACACTGTATTGTTATTGCGAATCCGCCAACATACGCCGCAGGATTTGAAAAGTATTATGATACTGGCGGCATGATGACCTGGAAGGAACCAGAGTATGGAATCTTTGATCCGAAGACAGGCTTGCAGGAGTTCATGGATTTGTGCAAGGATGCAAAATGCCTGGTTCTTTGCTATGAGGAAAATGAGCCAGGAAAGACTGCCGGAGAACCGGTATTTGCCAGATATGGTGTCCGTAGCGGGGTAAATGTGTATCTTACAGCTAATAGACCAGAAGAGGCAACAGACCTGGCTAATGGAAAGAAGATTGCCAGACCGGGCGAAAGCAAACTTAGTTGTCTGGAATGTAGTATGCTGCCAAGAGATTACGAAATTACAGAAAAGACAAAGGTGCAGTTATGCCAGATTGAAAGGGCGGAAGCTCAGTATTACCGTCAGTTGTGGACTCATAACTTTGTTGGCTCCTCTGCGCCGATTAACATAGCTGTTCTGATTGACGGGAAAATAGCTGGTGTATTTGGCGTTGATAAGGCAGCGCTTACAATGGGAGCATTTGGTACTCAGGTATCGGATGCTCTTTTCCTGATGTATGGAATGACGGTTCCGCATATCAAGTATCGGCTGGGAAGATTGTTGACTATGTTGGCTCAGAACAGAGAATTTGTGTATAAGATATGCACAGATCTGGAGAAAGAAAAAGTTGGACATCTAAAAACAGTCCAGATGACGAAGTATCCGGAAGCGAAGGAAATGCGTGGAGTTATGAAATTGACAAAGCGTGTTCCTGATCCGAAGATGGGTTTCCGGCTGACTTATGAATCAGAGCTGAAGGACCGGACAGAAAAAGAAACGCTGGCAGAATGGTTAAGGAGGGAAAATAAATGGCAGAAGGAAAGAGCGAAAGCCAAAGCAAAATCCGATACGAGCAAATAGCTGATATGGGTTCTGGGCTGATTATCGCAAGAGTTCCAGCTGAGTGTATCAGGGAACAGGATATAAATGCTCGGATTATGAAAAATGAGATGCAGCGACAACTGACGGACAATATCAAGAAAAGAGGTCAGCTTGAATCGCTGCCTTTTTGTGCATTAACAGAAGACGGCAACAGAATTGAAATTATTTCCGGGCATCATAGAATACGCTCAGGAAAAGATGCAGGAATTAAAGAGTTCTTTGTTATCTTGGATGTCAGTGGCTTAAATCGTTCTAAGATTGTGGCAAAGCAGATTGCACACAATGCGATCAGCGGATTTGACGACCAGTCCACATTGAAGGAACTGGCTAAGATGCTGGAAGATGTGGATGATATGATAGAGAGCTATGCCGGAAAGGATATTCTTGAAGAACCGGAGGCGGAGTTAGAAAAGTACCTGTCTCCAACGGTAGATTTTGATTGGAAGAACCTGACATTTACATTTCTTCCGCACCAGATTGCAGATTTGCAGAAACTCATTGATGCACTGGAAAGTACAAAACCAGATTTCCTCGGCGTTGCTGATATAGAACAGTACAAACCATTCCTTGAAACCTTAACAAAGTATCAGCAATTTGCCAATGTTAAGAATACTGGAGCTGCCATTCACGCCATGATTAAGTGTACGGAGCAGATGTTTGAGAACATTGGTTATACGGAAGATAGCGAATGGGTACAGTTGACAAGCATTTTCGGTAGTAGTGCCGTACCGGCGGAAGCGGCAGAAATTATTCAGGAAGCAGTAAAGAAGATGGCGGACGAAGGCGTGATAGGTTCTAAGAATAAATGGCAAGCCATTGAATACTTGGCAGCTGAGTACCTAGCCGGGAAGTAGGATAAAGCATGGCAGCACCGTTGAAATATAACCAGGCATACCACGATGACTGGGCTTGGTCCTTAGCCATAAAAGGTGCTACCGATGTGGAAATAGCTGAAGCCTTCGGAATATCGGTCAGAACACTGAATAGATGGAAGAAGGACCATGAAAGTTTCATGTTAGCATTGACAGCCGGAAAGGACCAGGCGGATGCAAAAGTGGAGAAGAAATTGTATGAGCGTGCCATCGGATACCGGTACACAGAAAAGGAGACGGTACTGGAGATGGATGCGGACGGGAATAGAAAACCTTTGAAAGTAAGAACGGTAGAAAAAGAGTGTCCTCCGGATGTGCTTGCACAGATGTACTGGCTGAACAATAGAAAGTCAAATCTGTATAAGAGGAACCCGGAAAACTTCATCAAGCAAGAGGTAATTGACACAGAGGATGATGTAGTATTCTATCTCCCGGATAATGGAAGGGACGGTGATCCGCATGAGTAAGGGGCGGATTATCATTAAGCCACAGCCAGGACCGCAGGAGAAGTTCTTGTCAACGCCTGCGGATATTTGTATTTATGGAGGGGCTGCCGGAGGTGGCAAGACCTATGGACTGCTCATGGAGGCAATGCGGCATAAGAACAATGGAGATTATGGTGCAGTTATCTTCAGACGGAATTACACCCAGGTAACAGCGCAAGGTGGTTTGTGGGATTCCAGCAGAAGCCTATATAGAAATATCCGTGACGCTGTACCCAGGAAGACACCGAAACTCCATTGGGAATTTGCAAGTGGGGCAAGCGTGAACTTCGCACATCTCGGAAGTGATGATGATTGCGAAAGCTGGCAAGGTTCCCAGATTACAATGATAGGATTCGATGAATTGACACACTTTACCAGGTATCAATTTTTCTACATGATGTCTCGAAACCGTTCTGATGCAAATATAAAGCCTTATATCAGGGCAACTTGCAACCCGGATGCAGATTCATGGGTAGCAGATTTCATTGCGTGGTGGATAAATCCAGACACCGGATACCCGATACCGGAGAGAAGTGGGAAAATCAGGTATCTGGTAAGAATCAATGATGAACTGATATGGGCGGATGCAAGGAAAGATTTGATAGACCGGGGAATAGATGCAGATGAAATAAAGAGTGTTACATTCATTGCAAGTACCCTTCAGGATAATCAAATCCTGATGAAGAGGGATCCGGGCTATCTTGCAAACCTGAAGGCATTACCTCTTGTAGAAAGAGAACGATTGCTTTACGGAAACTGGAAAATCAAACCGGCGGCAGGACTGTTCTTCAAGAGAAGCCAGATTGGAGCATTTCTGGAAAGTGTTCCGGAAGATGTTACGGTATGGGCAAGAGGATGGGACCTTGCTGCAACAAGTGAGGATGAAGACGGCGATCCGGCATACACGGCTGGCGTTCTTATCGGCAAGCGTAAGAATGGCAGATATGTTGTTGCAAATGTAACCAATGTAAGATTAGCCGCTGGGGATGTGCGAAAGCATATCAAGAATACTTGTATGATGGACAAGAAGAAATATAAACGAGTGATAGAGAGATTGCCGCAGGATCCTGGACAAGCCGGAAAAGACCAGGCACAGAGTTATATCAAGTTCCTTGCAGGCTTTGTTGTGAAGACAATACCTGAGTCCGGAAGCAAGGAAGCGAGGGCGGAGCCGTTTGCTGCACAATGGCAGGCTGGTAATGTAGACCTCGTTATGGGAGAATGGAACGAAAGCTATTTGACACAGCTTGAATCATTCCCGGAAAGTAAATTTAAGGATATGGTAGATGCAAGCAGTTCGGCATTTGCAGAGATTGAGACAAAGAATACAGCTTCTCCGCCGCCGGGTGGATTAAGCAAAGAAAGTTATTGGAGGAGGTGATAGACAATGGCACGAACAGACGAAATTGGTCGGATAGGTCAAAAACGGTATGGCGGTACTTTTTACGAAGAGTTTCTTCGGGAACTCAGAGGAAAGAAGGGAATAGAAACATACAGAGAGATGGCTGAGAACGATGATACAATCGGAGCCATCCTTTTTGCTGTTGAAATGCTCATCAGGCAAGCCTCCTGGAATGTAGAACCTGGTGGAGATACACCAAAGGATAAAGAAGCAGCGGAGTTCGTAGAACAGTGTATGCACGATATGCAGGATACATGGACGGATACCATTTCAGAGATTTTGTCATTTCTGACATATGGATGGAGTTTTCATGAAATTGTATACAAGAGGAGAATGGGCAAGACCAAAGACCAGAAAACCAGAAGTAAGTACAATGATGGGTTGATTGGATGGAGGAAGTTGCCTATTAGAGCGCAAGAAACATTATATCAGTGGGAATATGATGACGAGGACAACTTAATTGCTATGACACAGCTACCGCCTCCGAATTACGGCCTGATTACAATTCCTATGGATAAAGCAATGCTGTTCCGAACAAAAAGCCGGAAGGGGAATCCGGAAGGTCGCAGTATTTTAAGAAACGCCTACCGGTCCTGGTATTTTAAGAGAAGGATCCAAGAATATGAGGGAATCGGAATAGAAAGGGATTTAGCTGGATTGCCTGTATTCACAGCACCAGAAGATATTGCTATATGGGATGAAGATGATCCGGATATGGTAAAACTGAGAACCGGCATGGAAGCGATGGTTCAGAAAATCAGAGTAGATGAATTGGCTGGCATCGTAAAGCCGCATGGATTTGAATTTGAATTGCTCAATTCTGGAGGAAGTAAGCAGTTCGATACGAACGCTATCATTCAGAGATACGATACCGGTATGGCGATGACTGTTCTGGCAGATTTCATTTTTCTAGGACATCAACAGGTCGGAAGTTTCGCTCTCAGCTCTGATAAAACAGAGCTTTTTTCGATGGCGATTGGTGCATATCTGGACATCATATGTGAGACTTTCAATAGTCAGGGGATTCCTCAGCTCATAGATGTTAATGGAAGTCACTTTGACGGAATTACCGATTATCCAAAGTTGGCTCATGGTGATATTGAAAATGCAGATATTCAGAAGTTGGCTTCCTACATTAAGGATATGACCGGTGTAGGAATTTTGGTTCCGGATGATGGTTTAGAAGATTATGTCAGGGAAGCAGCTGGACTTCCGGAAAGAACATCTGACACACGAACTATTGACGATAAGAGAGTGAAACAGCAGAACCAAAATGAGCCTCCAGATTTGGGATTAGAGGAAGAAGAGGAGGAGCTACCGGAAGAAACCATTAAGTCTGCAAAAACACGGCTGGGGAGGGACGGATAATGTTTCTCTTCAAGAAGGTAAAAGGCAAAAGGAGGATGAAAGCACAAGCCAGCTTAGAAGTTCTGAGCCGATTAAATAATTATCTGGATGAAAATGTTGAAGAACCGGTAGAATTTTTAGTTGGATTCTGGAAAGACCAAGAGGATGCCTTTACCTATAAAGAAATCAGACAGGCAATTCTGGATGGGGCAATCTCAGAAGAAGCTATGCGGCTATGGATGCAGGATTATTCCATACTGGTAGCTGAAAAAATGTATCCGGTATGGGAAAAAGCGCTGGCGGCCGGTCCGTTCGGGCAACCGATTATGGATGCTTTTGCAGATGAATTTGTGTTTGATACACATACGGCTTCTGTTCTTTCGTGGATAAACGAGCGAGGCGCCGATTTCATTACTGCGGTTACTCAGGAACAGAAGAAAGCAATTAAAGCTATGCTGGCACGCCATGTAGACGGAACATACACAGTAGATGAACTGTCCAGAGTGATACGCCCATGTATAGGATTGACAGAATCCCAGGCGAAAGCAAATCTCAGGTACTATGACAGTGTAAAGGCGAAGCTGCTGGAGCAACATCCAAAGATGAAGCCGGAAAATGCCAGAAAAAAAGCCAGAGAAGCGGCAATGAAATATGCGGAAAAGCAACATAGGCAGCGAGCATATGACATTGCTCAGACAGAAATGGCATTTGCCTATAACAAAGGAGCCGATGAAGGGATAAGACAGGCACAAAGTCAGAATCTTCTCGGTGTGATGGAAAAAAGGTGGAGTACATCCGGAGATTCCAATGTGTGTGATATATGCAGGGCGTTGGATGGGACGCAGATACCAATGGATGATGAATTTGACTTCAAAGGCAAGATTTTATTTGCCGGTCAGAAAAGAACGCCTCCGGCACATCCAAAATGCGCTTGCGCTGTTCTTTACATCGAAGTATCTCCGCCGGTGTTCAAAGAAGGAAGGAGTGGTTAAAATGCTTGTATTTGGCGATATGGTTCATACTGAAATAAAACCTCCTGGAAGTAAAACAAATCGAACCCAGAGCGAATCAGAGGTTCACAAGAGGAGTCTAAAAGGTAAATTCAAGATACACAAGTCAGATGATGACGAAATGCTGGCGTTTGGGTGGGCTAATGTGGCTATCACAGAAAACGGAGAGCAGATTTCAGATTTGCAGGAGGATATTGTAGATCCGGAAGTATTGGAGCAGGCAGCATACCAGTTCGTAGAGTTCTATCGTGAAGGTGGAGAGATGCACGAAAGAGGTGGTTGCGCTGTTTTGGTAGAAAGCATTATGTTCACGAAAGAAAAGATGGCTGTCATGGGTATTCCCGAAGGAACATTACCGGAGGGATGGTGGATTGGATTCCGTGTTACTGATCCTGATGTGTGGGATAAAGTAAAATCCGGAGAATACCCGATGTTCTCAATAGAGGGAGAGGCAGTCAGAGAGGAAGTAGAGGAAACAGAAGAGTGATAATCCATCAGACACCCGAAAAGGTGTCTTTTGTATTATAAAAAATCCAAGAAAGGAGGAAGCGGAGAAGTGGCAACAAAATTAAAAGATTTGAAGATTACGAAGGTGGATTTTGTGGACAAGGGTGCGAATCCAAAGGCAAACATCATGCTGTATAAGAATGAGAGTGGGAAGCCTGGAGGAGAACCTTCACACGAAGAACATCCGAAGCATGAAAATGTTTTGAAAAGATTCGTTGCTGCTATTGGGAAAATTGCAGGAATGAAGCCGGAAGAAATAGATGCCACCGTTGAAGTGATAGAGAAGGGCGGAGCAGAAACATTCGGCGAGAAACTGGCAGAGCGTAAAATGCGTCAGATCAACGATGAAATCTGGGATATGTGTTACGCTTTGCAATCCTCTCTTTGCTCCATCATTTGTGATGATGAGGCAAGAGATAATGCACAGGAGCTTATGCAGACGAGCCTGGAACAGTTTTCAGAAACGATGACATCAGCAATTTCTCAGTGGGCATCAGGAACCACAGCCAGCGTAATCAAAAAGTCATCCGAACCGGCTTCAGAAGAGGCAGTTAAATTCATGCAATACAGTAAAGAACGCATTGAAGAAATGATTGCAAAAGCTGAAGGCGGAGAAGATGGGGTAACAAACAATGCTGCAAGCGGCATTGAAAAAGGCAATGTAGCGAAAGGAGAAGAAGAGACTATGATCGACAAGAGTTTACTGACACCGGCAGAACTTGCATTTTTTGAGGACATCGAAAAAAGATGCAGCGTAGCACCCGGCGAAGTAGAAAAAGCTGACACAAAAGGAAAGGCAACCGGCGAAGAAGAGGAGGAAGAGGATGCAGGCGGAAAAGGCAAAAAGCCTGGCGTAAAGAAATCAGCATCTCCACAGGAAGATATTTATGCTGGTCTTCATCCGATAGTAGCGGCTGAATTACAGCGCTTACAGAAGAGAGCAGATGAAGCAGATGAAAAAGAACTTATGGATGTAGCTAAGAGGTATGAAATCATCGGAAAGAAACCGGAGGAACTGGTTCCTGTTCTGAAGAGCCTGAAAAATGCTGGTGGAAGTGCATACGCAGATATGATTAACATTCTGGATGCTTCAGTAGAGGCAGTAAACAAATCCAGTATGTTTACTGAAATCGGAAAGAGTGGCGGCTTCGGCGGCGAAACAGATGCCTGGTCTAAGATTGAGAAAAAGGCAGATGAAATTCAGGCAGCAAGTCCTACCATGAGCAGAACGGCTGCTATTGATATGGCTTGCCAGCAGAATCCGCAGCTTGTACACGAGTACGAAAATGGAAATTAAGGAGGGAAAAAGATATGGCAACTTATCTCGGAACTACAATCAATGAAAGCCCTACTATCGTAGTAACTGCTGGTGCAGACATTAAAGCTGCTCAGGGAAAGGCTGTAATGCTTACAAAAGGAAAAGCGACTACACCTACTGCCGGTGCAAATGTAATCGGAATCATTCCTTTGTCTGAGGACGAAGAAATTAAGAATGGATCAGACTTCACAGTTCAGGTAAAAGACATCGGGGCATGGGTAGCCGGTGGGAAAATAGAAGTTGGCGATGAACTGACAACAGATGCGAACGGATGCGCCACAAAAGTCCAGAACGGCAACTTTATTACAGCTATCGCTCTGACGGCAGCAGAAAAGGCTGGAACGATTATCAGAGTTCAGCTTATCAAGGCTGGATATAAGCCAACAGCATAAGGAGGAAAAAGATTATGGGAAACAAACAGGTAACAAATGGTGATATTCAGGCAAGAATCATGAAAGGATGGAAGCCTAATAGATACCTTAGCAATATGAGCATGGCATACTTCACAAATCCGGGAGATTGGGTAGCGACTAAGCTGTTTCCGATTTGCCCGGTATCTCTGACAACAAGTTTTTATTACACCTTTGCGAAAGGCGACCTTGCAAGAGATAATGTTCAGAGAAAACCGGTATACGGCAAGGCTAATCCGGCGGTAATGGGACACACCGACAATACTTACAAGTGTGAGGTGGACCAGATTATTGTAGGAATCGACCAGATTGGAACATTGGATTTCCAGAGAAGTAATTCTCCGGCATCTATTGATCCACGCCGTTCCAAAGTAAGATTTACTGCTGAACAGATGAATCTTCATCTGGATGTCCAGTTTGCAAAAAACTTCTTCCATGAAGGTGTATGGGAAAACGAGTATGAAGGTGTAGATAATTCTCCGAGTGGAAATCAGTTCTTGAAGTTCAATGATGCAAACTTTGATCCGGTACATTTCTTTAATGCTCGCCGCAGAGAGATCAAGCTCAGCGGTAGAAGGGAGCCGAACAAACTGGCACTTGGATATGATGCGTATATCGCATTGACTGAACATCCGGACATCCTAGAGCGTGTGAAGTACACTGGATCAACTGCAAATCCGGCAATCGTAACCAGACAGGTTCTGGCTCAGATTTTGCAGATTGATGAAGTTACTGTTCTGGAAAGCACATACAATGTTGCCGAACCTGGACAGCCGGATGATATGCAGTTTATTTGTGACAGCAAGGGCGCTCTTCTTTGTTATGCGACTCCGACACCGGCGATTGACGAGCCGTCCGCAGGGTATATCTTCACATGGGATATGCTTGGTAACGGTAACTGGATGGCAACAGATCAGTTTGAAGGAGAGGGCGGTACGCACACAGAGTTCATCGAAGGTTTGATGTCTACGGATATGAGAAAGACTGCTGATGATCTGGCTTGCTACATGAAGAATTGTGTGTAGGAGGTGCGATATGAGCGAGTTTGTTTGTAAAAAACCTATTACGCTGTCCGGAAGAAGTTTTACCTATGGGGAATTGATTCCGGATGGTTATGTCTTGCCGGAAAGGGCGCTGGCATTGCTCCGTAGCAATTACATTGCTGCTATTGAGCCGGGAGCTTTGGCGGAAGAGGTAGCAACGCCTATTTTGCCATTCCAGAGCGATAATGGGGAAACCATTATAACAATTCCGATTATGGCAAAAGAAGGCATCCTGGAGGCAACCATGAGTTCTCAGAGCGTAATTACGGTGCTTACTATCTTGCAGGAGAACACAGAAGAAGCCACAAAGAAAATCTCAGAAATGGAAGAGATGGATGCCCTTATCCTTGTTCACGCAGTGGATTCCAGAAAAGGAATACAGAAAGCGGCTGAGGAGAGGGCAGCACAGCTCAAAAAGAACTTAGAGACGGAGGATTCTGAGAAGGGTGATGCCTGATGGAAAGAAAGTACACATACGAACCGGAGAAGATCAGTGAAAACGGCAAGGACAGAATGAGGTTTGAACTTGGCGATACGATGGTAGAGGGCGGAGCAGATACATCCGCCCTTGCCGATGCTGAGATTACGGCAGCTTTGGAAATGTATCCTGGGAAATGGAAAAGAGCGAAGTTGGCATTGCTGGAAAGTATTTGCAGGAGATTTGCTTATGAGCCGGATACAAAGACAGGTCCGTTATCATTTTCTTTTGGAGAAAGGGCAAAGCAGTGGAGAGAAGACTATGAAAAGTTGAAAAAAGAGGTTGCTAATGGCTGCGCTTCCGTTCCCTGTTTTGGAGTTGGAATTGACGGAAGAGAAAAACAGCCATATTTCCATACCGGAATGATGGAAAATGGGGAGGCGAAAGAGCTATGATGCGTTCGTTTATGTATCTCAGACCTGGCAATCTTGCGAAAGATTTTATCATAGAACAGCGTAGCACTTCTTTGAGTGAAATCGGAAGACCAAAGACAGCATATCAGGATGATGGGAATTGTATGTTGAAGGGAGTTCTTGCGGAGGCAGATACCCGGCAGAAAATGAGATGGGAGCAGTTGCAGCATCCGATCACACATACGATTGTCCAGACCGGAAAACCAAAGGCGAAAGCTGAGGATAAGCTGGTTTTAGAGAATCGGGTGTTTCTGATTCAGGGAGTAGATGAACCTGGAAGTCTTGGTGTTTGCACTATTTACTATGTGGAAGAAAGGGCTGATGTGAAATGAGTGCGGGAGGAAGACTTAAAATAGCTGTGGATGAAGTGGTAAAGAATGTCGGAAGGCAAGCAATATCACGAGGAACCAGAGCTGTAAATGCACTAAGAAATGCGGAGTTGGAAGTCCTGAAAGGGCAGCGAAGCGGTAGAGTTTACAAGAAGCCTTATAGCAGAGCTACTTACACAGCATCAGCTCCAGGAGAGCCACCGGCAAGAAGAAGCGGTGCATTACGCCTTAACTGGCATGGAGAAGTGAAAGGTGGAAACATCGGAAGCGGTGGCACTCAAATAGTAGCGGCGCTGGAGAGTGAACAGCATTATGCGGGATACCTGGAAAATGGTACAAGCAAGATGGCTCCACGCCCGTACAAGGACCGTATCATTGAAAAAGCCACTCCGGAAATTGTGGCTATCTACAATGAACCGTACAGTTAGGAGGTGTGACGATGAAGTTGATTGTGGATTCTGTGTCAAAGGTATTTGATACATCGGTAATTGAAAAAGGCTATCTCATATTTGCGAAACACCGAACCTGGCCGGACGGAAAGGCAGGATTTGTAACCGCTGTTAATGACAAGAGGATTACGGTCCAGTATCATCCAGGGATAGCCAATGTCACGAACCATTTTTTCCTTCCGGCGGAAGAGGTTGCTGCTGGCGAGTGGGAAGTGCGTTGGAGCAAAGATATGAAAACTGTTTATGAGTATGAAGGGTAAGGTGACAAGATGACATTGGAAGAACTTCTCCGCAAGTGGTTTTTGGGGAGCGAGAATATTTCAAAAAAGCTGGCAAGGTTCGGCGATAATCCTGCGATTTTTTATCAGACAGCTCCAGCAGATAATCAAGTTGGATGGAGGGAGCAATACCCTAGAATTGTATATACAGTGGATATGCAAGCGGATCAGGAAAGGAAAAGTGCTGGAACATTGCAAGTAAGTTTGCTGTGTGATGAAGTAGGTACACCGCCGGAGGAAATAGAACCAGATGTAAAAAACAGCTTGAAGGATTTACTTATTCAGCCTGATTCTGGATTTCCTTATTGTTTTACTTGGTCCAGAACAGATGCCTTCGAGATTCCGGCGAGAGAGACAGGTGCAGATACCAGAATTTTCGGCATGGAAATCAGGTTTGATATTTTGGAATATGTAAGCCAGGAAACAACGGATCCAGATCCGGTCATGGCGTTAAATCAGTACATCAAAGAGACGATTCCTGGAGCGTTCGTTCTCGGAGCTGATAAAATGAATGAATATAAGACACCGGCTCCAAGCGAACCGGTATTTTATTGCAGACTTGAAGGAGTGGAAAAAAGCAGAGAAACCAATACGGTAGCATGGATGGACGGCAAGATTGCTGTCCATGTTTTATGTCCGGCGGCAGATTTGCGGCTGAAATGGGTGATGGCATTAGCGAACGGTCTATCTTTGGATGGAGAAGTCGTAATGCTGGATAAATCCCCTATGAGAATCAAGAGATTGCAGGTAAATAACAAAGCGGATTATTTGAAAGAGGGACAGCTTTTTGTAACAGTTCATTATGGGCTTTTAAGATACAAGCCGAAAGAACACATGATTACATCAGCTAGAGTCTCTGTCAGTTAGGAGGTTTGAAAAGATGGAAAAAAAGGTAAGTTCCAGTGCGAAAACACCGGAGAAAAATACATCAGAGCCTTTATACACAGTAGCAGAACTGGCGGAAAGTTCTGAGAAGGTGTTCGGTAAAGATGTAAGAAAAGAGTGCGTAGTGGCTGCTTTCCGATATGTCGGGAAAAAAGAAGCCACGAAAGAAGAGGCTAAGAAAATTGTCGCAGGCTTTTTGAAGAAGGAGGTTAAATAGGATGGCAGGAACATTTATGCTTGGAGAAATGAAAGTAAGACCGGGTTCTTATTTCAATATCCAGAAAAAAGGGGATGGACCGGCTTCCGGGGCTAAAAACGGAATTGTCGGTGTGCTGTTCAAGTCCGATTGGGGACCGCTTAATCAGGCTGTCGAGGTAAGTGTAGATGACGGATATGAGAACATTTTTGGAACCGGCGGCACAACGGATGCAATCGGTCTTGCGTTTGAAGGCGGGGCAATCACAGCGATTTGCTGTCGTGTTGGAAATGGCGGAACCGAGGGAAATGTTAAGCTGAAATTGAAAGGCGGAGAGACAGATGCGGTTTCCATTACCGCAAAATACCCAGGCAAGAAAGCATTTACCGTATCCGTAAAAGATAAACTTTCAGACGAAACTATGAGAGAGTGCATTATTTACTCCGGAACGAAAGAATTTGAAAAGGTATCCTTTGCGAAGGGCGGAGAAGATGAGGTAGCAGCTTTGGTGGCTGCTTTTTCTGATTCCAAGAATTTCAAAGTGGCAAAGCTGGCTGAAGCAAAGGGGGAACTGGAGACAGTAACCCAAACAGCCATGA